CGCTGGCACAGTTACTACTGTAAGTGTTGCCAGTGCAAATGGATTTACTGGCACTGTGGCCACTGCCAGTTCAACTCCTGCAATCACAATCACAACCAGTATCACTGGTGTGTTGAAAGGCAATGGCACTGCCATATCAGCCGCTACTGCTGGCACTGACTACCAAGCACCTATTACTCTGACCACTATTGGTTCAAGCGGCGCCGCCACATTCAGTGCTAACACCTTGAACATACCGCAGTATGTAGGAAATGTAGTTGGCCCAGCCACAGCAACAGACAATGCAATCACAAGATTTGATGCTACCACAGGAAAATTACTGCAAAATTCTCTAGTGACAATTACGGATCTTGGAGCAATTATTGCACCAATTGCAGGTAGTGTTATTCCTTTCCATTATGATAATCAGGCAGCATTTCCAAGTGCCACTACTTATCACGGAGCCATAGCACATAGCCATTCAGATGGAAAAATGTATTTTGCACACAACGGCGCTTGGTTAGCACTGGCCAATGCCAGTGATGTTCCGGCAGCATATTCTGCTACCAGCATCAATGCTTTAAGTGATGTTGACACATCCAGTGCAACACCCACAAACGGACAAGTATTAACTTGGCAAACTAGTACAAGTCAGTGGATTCCAAGTACAGTTGCAAGTGGTAGCGGCAGTGGTACGGTGACATCAACAAGTGTGGTCAGTGCAAATGGATTTACTGGAACAGTGGCAACCAGCACCACAACTCCTGCTATCACAATTGCAACCAGCATCACTGGCATATTAAAAGGCAATGCTACTGCTATATCAGCTGCCACAGCAGGTACTGATTATCAAGCACCTATCACATTAACCACAACTGGATCCAGCGGTGCTGCCACGTTTACCAGCAACACTTTAAATATACCACAGTATGCAGGTAGCGGTATATCATGGTCAATATCAGCCAGTGACAGCACTAATTACACATTCAGTGGACCCGGTATAGAGTCAGGCAATACCACTGATCCTGTACTTTACCTCTATAAAGGATTCACCTACACGTTTGTCAATACCACAGGCGGTACCCACCCATTTGCAATCAGAGTCAGCAATGGTGGCAGTGCTTATACCTCTGGTGTCAGCGGCAGTCAAACTGGCACCCAGACATTTATAGTGCCTATGAATGCCCCTTCAACCCTGTATTATCAGTGTACATTACACAGCGGTATGGGCAACGTTATCAATATAGTGTAACAAATAGTGTAACTACATGCAAAAATTTAACAGACAGTTGACAATAAACTACCACATTATACAAACGAATAAATACATGATAAAGAGAGATTGATATGCAGACTAAAGACGCAACTGGAATTCATATAGAAGGTCATATTAAGATTTATGACCCTGTTTCCGCTGAAGTTTATATTGATAAACGCAATGCAATTCACTACGAAAATATCAGTATTGCCCTAGCAGAAAGTATGGCTAACAGTGGCCAGGGCTTTATCTATAAAATGGCATTTGGTAATGGCGGAACAGCTATTGATCCAACAGGGATTATCACTTATCTAACACCAAACAGCAGTGGTACAAATGCCAGCCTTTATAATCAAACGTATGCTAAAGTCGTGAACAACAACTCAAGTACAAACACTGATCCAACAAGAAATTTCATTGAAAGTCGTCACGTAACTGGTACTAATTATACTGATATATTTGTCACTTGTCTTTTAGATTACGGCGAGCCCGGCGGACAAAGTGCATTTGATACTGCAACCAACACCGAAAGTACTTTTGTATTTGATGAACTTGGTTTACAAAGTTATAAATCAGACGGATCAACACTGTTGTTAACACATGTGATTTTTCATCCTGTGTTAAAAAGTTTAAATCGTTTAATTCAAATAGATTACACAGTGCGTATACAGAGCCTAACCGGTTTGGTAGGAGTGTAAACAATGACTTATCAAGTTACTTTTACAGAATCAAATAATCCTGCAAAACAACCATTAACTGTTCAAGATCAAAGTCTTAATAACCAAACTAGTTTGACGTTTGTGGGACGTAACTATGCAGGTTATGGTTCTATTATTGCTAATGATTTTTTACATTTACTAGAAAATTTTGCAAACAGCACAGCACCTAATAATCCTGTACAAGGACAACTATGGTACGACACAAGTGTAAGCACACTTAAAGTATACGATGGCACAATTTGGAATAATTCAGGATCGTTGAAAAAAGCATCAAGTGCCCCAGCAGTTGCTAATAGTTTGCAAGGGGATTTGTGGGTAGACACTGCAAATAGTCAGTTATACTTGTTTTCAGGATCTAACTGGTTGTTAGTGGGTCCACAGTTTGCACAAGGATCGTTAACCGGCCCTGTGGTTGAAAGTATCATAGACACCAACAATATTACACACAGCGTAATTAGTTTGTATGCATCCACCGCACCATCTGGAACAAGTTATCCTATCTCAATCATTAGCAAAGATACATTCACACCTAAGTTATCAATTCAAGGATTCACAACAATAAATCAGGGTGTAAATTTAAGTCAGATTGATAATACAACAACTGGAAATTTATCAAGATTTCACGGAACAGCAACATCAGCAGATGGATTACTAATTGGAACTAATGTAATTTCTTCTGCAAATTTTTTAAGATCTGATGCATCTAGTGTTACTAATTTTCCGCTAAGTGTTCGATCAAACGGCGGCATCAGCGTTGGTAGTGATTTAAGTTTTAACATAGGAACTAGTGGCAACTCCACTGTATTTTATTCTAAAAATAGTGGTAACAGTATCAATTTTAGTTTGAACAACAACGGAGTAACTCAATCAGTTATCTATCTAGATGCAACCGGCAAAGTGGGAATTGGTCCAAACAACACGTCTCCTGTTTCTACTCTAGATGTTTCTGGCTTAATTACAGTAAGTACAGGCTTAGATGTTACAGGAACAACAAATTCTGTGTACACTCCAACAACTGTTTGGAGCAGTGTAACTGGAAGTATTAAGACAAGAGGTGGCCTGTCGGTTGCTTTGAATTCCAATTTTGGCGGAACAGTTTCTGCTTACGGAAATATTTTAGTTAATAATTTAATCAGTGGCAATCCCAGTGCCGGAGCAATTATGTTGCCAGGCTCAGACTCAGCAGATGGGTTATACGACATTGGCAGTGCTACAAGAAAATTTAGAAATATATATGCTCAAAACTTTGTAGGAACATTTAATGGTTCCTTTACTGGATCACTCGCAGGTAGTGTAAACGGCTCTGCCGCTAAATTATCTAGCCCAACAGCATTTAGTATGGTGGGTGACGTTCTAAGTAATATTGTTAGTTTTGATGGCCAAAGTGCAAACGGTACTGCGGTATTTTCAACCACAATTAGTTCAAACTTAATTACCAACAAACCCTCAGCAACTGATTCTAATTTAACAGATGAATTTTTAGTATTTAGACCTGGTACTGGATTGTTAAACATGACTAAGCAAACATTACTTAATCATGTGGCCACAGTTCCACCAGGCGTTATTATGCCATTTGCAGGAACTATAGTTCCAACAGGTTACTTACTATGTGATGGCAGTGAAGTTCGAATTTCTGTTTATCCCACATTGTTTGCAATAATTGGATACACTTACAAAGCGGCATCACTGTTAAACGGCCAAAGTTCTTTTGCACTTCCTGATCTACGAGGAAGATTTCCGTTAGGCCGTGACAACATGGATAATAGTTTAACAGTTCCATACAAAGACGGGTCGGGAACCTTAGTTGATGCAGGCGGCGGCCCAGCTGACAGGGTAACGGATGTAACAGCAGATCTAGTTGGATCAGGAACTGGAGTTCAACAAGTAACTCTTTCAGTATCAAACATTCCAGATCATAAACATAATCTTAGTAGTGCCAGTGCTCAATATTATGCTGCCGGAATACCAAATGCTGGTTCGGATCCAAATGCAATTGCAGGATTAGGATTGCCAGCTTCTAGTACTGGATCAGGATTGCCAAACAGCGGTAGTGTAATTTCATCCACAACGGGTCAGCCAGTCAGTGTTATGAATCCATATCAAACTATTAATTACATTATCTTTACTGGGGTTATATAATGAGTTATACAATATCTAAGTCAGACGGCTCGGCGTTAACTAGTGTAGTGGATGGATCAATAGATCAATTATCCACGGATTTAACATTAATAGGTAAAAATTCAACTGGTTTCGGAGTTTTTATTAACGATAATTTTGTTAAATTGTTAGAAAACTTTTCTAATTCTTCCCAACCTAACTACCCACTCAAAGGGCAATTATGGTTTGACACTACTGAAAATCGTCTTAAAGTTTACAATGGCGCACAATTTGTAGTAAGCGGTGGCACAATTGTTTCATCAACTGCACCAAGCGGAATTGCATCTGGAGATTTGTGGATTGATCCAGTGCGTCAACAATTATATTTTAATGACGGACTAACAACAATATTAGCAGGACCGTTGTATACTGCGGATCAAGGCATCACTGGATTTACAGTTGAGAATATTTTAGATTCAAACGACATACAGCATACTATTGTGTATTTGTTTGTTGCTCAAACATTGTTGGGTATTTTTAGCAAAGATACATTTACACCTAAAAGTCCAATAGCTGGAATTTCTGGAACAATTAAGGTTGGTTTTACAGCAACTTCGTTATCTGGCATGGCGTTTAATGTTACTGCATCGCAAGCTCAAAATTTAATAGCCGCAGACGGCACTTTAAAAACTCCAGAATCGTTTGTATCAACAACTGACAGTTCTCAATCTACTGGTACATTGTCAATTCAGAATCTTACACCTTTGATATTAGGACCCAATGCCAACACAGAAATAAATGTTACTTCTTCACTGTTTAAAGTCAAGTCAAATGCCACCAATCAAAATTTTCAAATACAACTTCTTGGCAGCGGCGGAGTACAATATCCGCTATACATAAATGCATCAACTCAAAATTTTGGAATCTACACAGATTCTCCGACATCAACTTTGGATGTTAACGGTAATGCACGTATTAGGGGAGATCTAACAGTTGAAGGAACAACCACTACTGTAAATTCTACGGTTCTTACTATTGACGATAAAAATATTGAATTGGGGTCAATTGCCACTCCAACAAACTCAACTGCTGACGGCGGTGGCATTACCTTAAAAGGCACTACTGACAAAACATTTAATTGGGTAAATTCCACAGCTTCTTGGACAAGTTCAGAACATGTAAATTTAGTCAGCGGAAAAACTTTTAAAATAAACGGATTTGATGTAATATCAAATAACATGTTGGGAACAGGTATTATATCTGCGCCAGGCTTGACCAGTATAGGAACACTGACATCACTACAAGTATCAAATATTGGTGTCTCTGGAAATACTATTAGCTATGTTAATGTAGTTAATCCAAACGGCGATGTTATCCTAGATCCCAAAGGAACTGGGTCTGTTAATGTTAGCAACTCAACAATTATCAATCTAGCAACGCCAGTTAACACTACTGATGCTACTAATAAAGACTATGTGGACACTTTAGTTAAAACAATCCCATTAGCAATTGCGTTAACTATTGGTGCAAGATCAAATACACAAATTGCCGCAGATTTTTTATCTAAAATATTTCCTAGTACCGAACATTTAAACACTTCAATAGTTAGAGTTTTTGTAACAGATGATTCTTCGATAAGACAGTTTGCTTTGCAATCAGGCACATGGACCTGGCAGGCAAATCTGTAAGCAATAAATATTGAATACTAAAAGAGAGCGATATGTCATACACCATAAACAGATTTAACGGAGATCAAATAGCAGTAGTGCCTGATGGCACTATTAACACAGTGACCGATATTACTTTAATTGGTAAGAATTATGCTGGCTATGGAGAAAAGCAAAATGAAAATTTTGTATACTTATTAGATAATTTTAGCAAAACATCTCCACCAACAAAACCGTTAGACGGACAACTATGGTATAATGCAACCACTGGTGTGTTAAAAATCAATGTGTACGATGGTACTAATTGGAAATCCTTAGCAGTTACCAATGTTACAACAAGTACCAATCAAACAACTCCCAGCACAGTCACCACTGGCGACATGTGGTATGACCAAGTAACTGATCAATTAAAAATATTTAACGGCACAAGTTACACTCTAGTTGGGCCTGAGTCCGTGTTTGGCTACGGTCAAACACAAATGCATAGTGTTAAAGTCAAAGACACTGTAAACAACTATCATGCAGTACAATTTGGATACTCAAACGGTAATATTATTTTTGCAGTAAGCAACGACGCTAATTTTAATCCAAGTGTTGCTATATCTGGATTTCCAACAATTTATCAAGGTATAACAGTTAATTCTAGCATGAAATACCACGGCACTGCAACTAATGCAGACCAACTGGGAACTAACTTACCAGCTTTCTATGCACCAATATCTAATCCTGAATTCCCCACTGTTGTAAAGATTGTTGATGCTGGATTGAGTATTGGATCAACGCTGAGTATTTTTAATAGTGTAACAAATATTCCCACTATTAAAAATATCACAGGCAGTAACATGTCTTTTCAAACAACAACTGGAAGTGTAACAAACACACCATTGACGTTGTTAAACAACAATATTTTACCTGGTACAAATTCAACTACAGATCTTGGATCCAGTGTTTTAGCATTTAAAAATTTATATGCAGGTTATGTTTATTCCACAGCACAAAAAGCAGATTCATTAAGCCTTGGTGGAACATATGTCACAGCCACCACAGCATCTGCATCAAATACCATTGTTGCAAGAGATGTCAATGCTGATATCAGAGGCCGCAAATTTATTGGCAAAGCAGACAGTGCAATAGATGCTGATCATGCTACTCAAGCTGACCGAGCTGATTTAGCAAGTTTAGCCAATGTTGCTAGTTTTGTTGAATGGTATAATGTAAACGGAAAACCTACCAATTTTGTTTTTAACGATAACAATACAACTGCTTGGAATATCAATATAGCAGGCGCCAGTGTTGGAACACATACTGGTCCTGTGGTGGGCAATGTGACTGGAAATCTATCTGGCAATACATCAGGTCAACATGTTGGAGCAGTGTTGGGCAATGTGACCGGAGATGTGACTGGTAATACTTTTGGAATACACACTGGCAATGTAAATGGAAATGTGACTGGTAATACTGCCGGCACACATACTGGGCCTGTAGTGGGTAATCTAACTGGTAATACTGCCGGCACACATACTGGGCCTGTAGTGGGTAATCTAACTGGTAATGTTGTTGGCAATATGGCGGGCAATGCAACTGGTGCAATACACACAGCAACAAATTATTTTGCAGGCAATTTAATTGGTAATGTGACTGGTAATGTGAGTGGAAGCACTGCTGGATTTCATACTGGCAACGTTAGCGGAAATGTTGTTGGCAATGTTGTTGGCAATGTAACTGGCAATGTAACTGGCAATGTGGCAGGCAATGTGGCAGGCAATGCAACAGGTACTATACACACAGCAACAAATTATTTTGCAGGCAATTTAATTGGTAACGTGACTGGCAATGTTGTTGGCAATGTAACTGGCAATGTTATTGGCAATGTAACTGGCGCTGTGACTGGCAATTCTACCACAGCAACTAGACTAGCTACTCCTAGAACAATTAACAACACATCATTTGACGGTACATCTAATATCAGTTTTTCCACAGCACAAGTTGCAGAAGGATCTAATTTATACTATACTGACAGCAGAGCAAGATCTGCCATCAGTGTTTCAGGCGGATTGTCTTACAACCCAAGCACTGGAGTTATCAATGGTCCAGTATTGTCCGCAGTTGCCACAAGTGGCAGTTACAACAGTTTAAGTGATAAACCATCTATTCCAACAGCCGTAAACATCGGTGGGTTAACCAATAATTTAAATAACATTGTAAAAACTATTGTGGGCAATATCAGCATGTATATGACTGCTGGTTCAGGTAGCGGCTACACATCTGGATATATTGACGCTACTGTAGTTCCTGGTTATGGCGGCTGGAGCAGTTCAACATTTTACAATAGAACTGACGTACAACTGAATTATGGTCCTTTCAACACTGGCATCGCATCCATCACTATAGATCTTGGTGCATTTTTGGGACTAAGCAACAACCCTGCTGATTTAACATGGCGAGGAAATTACGATCTCAATGTTGCCGCAAGCCTTAATAGAATTAATGACACTAGAACTCAATATTACGGCCTAGCACCCCAACAGTGGTCAGTATTTGTATTTCCTTTAGCTTATGAAAGAAATGATGCTCGATATGGGCAGTTCACTATACAGATGGCCATTGTCGGTGCTGATCATTGGTATCACGGAACAACTATCACAGCAAATTGGATCGGAATTGGAAGCAGGACAAATAATGTATACAACCCATAAATTTAGCATACCATACACACAAGGCATACTTGAAGCATTGTCAGGTTTGGATACTGAAAGTATCTCAGATGTGTATTTCAGCGACAACAAATTTGGAAGTGCAAGAAGCATATATAACGGAACAGAAATGTTTGACGAATTATATGCTGTAAGAGAACAATATGGAATCAAACTTCATTATCTTGTGAATCCCAGCGTATACTCAAATGACTTTTACGAAAAAGTTCCAGATCTCATTGAGCATGTCAAGACTATAGATGTTGACATGGTGACTTTAAACAACACATATTTGTTGAGAGCTGGCATCACCAAAGACTTCCAAATACACAAATCTACCTTGGAAGTAAAAAACAGTGTTAACAACTTGGTTCGCACACTAAAAGATTTTATTTTCATGCATGAAGTTTTGGGTATTACCAGTATTATTGTTGACCGTAGTTTAAACAGGGATCTAGATACTCTTAAAAAAATGAGAACTTACGGAAACCAACATGGCATTAAAATTACCATGCTAGTGAACGAAGGTTGCATTGTGGATTGCAAATGGAAACAATGGGATGATTTAATCATAAGTCAGATAAAGTTCCAAGACAATAGAGAAATCACAGACAACGTGCATAACAAATTAGGATGTATTAGTTATTTTAACAACAATCCCGCAGAGTGGCTAAAAACAGCGTTCACACTGCCAAACGATATATCTAAATTTGATGGGTTAGTCGACACAATAAAAATTGCGGGCAGAGGTTTCCCAATCAACAGATGGTTTAGGGTCATTGATGCTTACCAAAAACAAAGCGGAAATATCAGATTTGGAGATTTATTGAGCACAACCGGCGATGTGTTTTTAACAAACATTTTGGTGAACGACATAACTGAATTGGGTTTTAATGAACTGACTAACAATTGCAAAACCGTGTGCGGAACAGAGTGCAACCATTGCGACAAAATATATGATAAAATGACAACAAGGATCATAGCATGACAACAGACAACAGCATCACAAATACAACAACTGATTGGACTGAAGATAAAACATATACTATCTTGTATTCGACTGTGAATAGATTAATTACTGGTTTGTTTGGTACAATAGCACCGATAGTTGAACTGAGTCATCCTGATGAGTATATTGTAAGTCATTATCTTGGAACTATCAGTAAAGAGATGCATGATAACATTGCTGAAAGTATTGTTAATCCAGGACAGTTGGTTTTTTGGACAGAACAAAACACTATCAAACTTAGAAAAGTTTTAGTTGATTTTGGACCCAATACCTATCTTGATGGCAAGCGTGGCGCAATTGTTGGTGTTGATAATCTAATTACCTTAGTTCCTAAAATTGTGGACCAGGATGGAACAGTATGGCCCGACATTACTGAAATTCAGATTAAAAACATGAACAAACTTGAGTTTCCCATCAGCATAAACAACGGAATTTCGTCAGAATACAAAACATCTGTAACAAACGGAGCATCAGTTACATTTAAATTAGAAAATCGTGGCAGAGCAACACTTAGATTCAAAGCAATAGTGCCTGAACTTTCGACTATCTGGATCAGTCTTTACCCTGAATTGTATGGGTATGATGACGAAGGATTAGCTAAACTGGCCACTTGGGTTGCAAGCCAGCAGTAATAAGAGAATAAATACTAAAACAAGGAACTATAGAGATGTCATATTTAATCACCAGATACAACGGTCAGGCAATAACTACGGTAACTGATGGAACGATCGACACTTCTCTCGACATCAAGTTAATTGGTAAAAGTTATGCAGGATACGGCCAAGCACAAAACGAAAATTTTGTGTACTTGCTAGAGAATTTTGCTAACACTACTCAGCCACCAAACCCGTTAAGCGGACAAATTTGGTACGATAGTGGAAACAATAAAATAAAATTCTACGACGGTACTAAATTCAGAACCACTGGCGGCGCTGAAGTGGGTGCATCTGCTCCTACAGGACTTACAGTTGGAGATTTTTGGTTTGATACAACTAACAAACAGTTGTTTTCATGGAACGGAACATCATTTACACTAATAGGACCACAAGGAGTTGCAGGTGCAGGCACCACACAAATGCAAAGTGTTAGTGTTAGAGATTCGTTGGGTGGAACTCATGCTATTATTCAAGCTATTAATAATGGCAACGTTGTGTTTACTGTTAGTTCTGACCCAGACTTTTTATTAGACAACACTGCTAATGCTATTTCAGGGTTTACGTTTGTACGTCAAGGTGTTACTTTAGTTAATACAACCAACAGTATACAACCGGGTGTCACAACCAGCAGTCATAGATTTTATGGCACAGCTACAAATGCTGACAAACTAGGTGGCTTAACAGCTAGTTCTTATATACAAGCAGGCAATGCAACTTTTAGTTCGTTAGTAAATTTTGGAGATGTTGGCTTTACTGTTGGCAATCCAATACCTAAACTTAAGATATTTAATGATGGAGCAACAACCCCAACCATTTTAAATCAGATCAATAATACTGCAACTAAATTTCAAACAACCAATGCCTCAAGCGTTACAGTTACGCCAATGCAATTGTTAAATTCGGATGTTCTTCCAGGTGTAACACTAGCAAGTAATTTAGGATCGATAAGTTTAGTATGGAATAACATTTATGCCAGTTACGTTTACTCAACAGCTCAGAAAGCAGATACATTGAATTCAAACGGTGTATATGTTGCAGCCAGTACAACAAATTTAACAGGTGCGCAATCAATAGTTGCTAGAGATACTAGTGGACATATTAGTGTAACATTTATGAATGGTGTTGCAGAAAAAGCTGATAAATTACTCTATGGAACTAGCTATGTCAGTGCTAGTGCAACTGCTGTGGCCAGCACAATAGTTGCTAGGGATGCCAGTGCAAACATTATTGCAAATGCAGTTAGTCTAAGTTCAATTATAAAAACAGGTACCGCTGGCACTGGAGATATTGGACAATCTAATAATCCTTTTAGTAACATTTATGCTACTACATTTACAGGTAATTTTGCTGGTGCAATAACTGGAAATACAACTGGTATTCACACAGGAAATATCCGCGCAACAGATACAACAACTTGTTTTGACGCAAGCACAAAAACATTCAGTGGAAATGTAAATACTTCTACAGGAAGATTACTAGTAGGAACAGGGTCAGTAACACAACCCAGTATTGCGTTCAGTGCTGATGGTTCGTTGGATACTGGTTTTTATCACGGTGGCGATGGATATATCAACATCACTAACAATGGTGTATACACTGGACAATTTACTCCAGCCCACAATTTAGTTGTAACAGGCGACATGTATGCCACTGTTTTTCACGGTACAGCAACAGCCGCTAACTATGCTGACTTGGCTGAAAAGTATCTAGCAGATGCAGAATATGAAGTTGGCACAGTACTTGCCATAGGCGGTGAAAAAGAAGTTACTCAATGCTGGGTTGGATCGTTGGCTATTGGCCCAGTCAGTGCAAACCCTGCATATTTAATGAACACAGATCTTGAAAATGGCACGGCCGTTGCACTAAAAGGCAGAGTTCCTGTCAAGGTAACTGGCCCAATCATAAAGGGACAACGGTTAGTTGCTGGCCCAAACGGCACAGCACAGTCTGCAACTGGCAATACTTCGGATGTATTTGCTGTTGCGCTAGAGTCAAATGCTGATGTAAATGTCAAACTTGTTGAATGTGTGATATTATAATGGTAAATACACTAGGTTAAAGGAATAAATTATGGCTGTCTCAGCTGGTGGAAAAGTTAATGCTTCAGAATACAATGCAATTTATGACATTGTACAACCCGTTTTGGCCGGACCTGCTCCAGTAGATCTCACTAGTTCAGTGTCAACAATTGCTTACGGGCAAGCAATGACTAGCAGTCGTCTTACTATTCCTGCAACCAGTACAAAAATTACAACTACCCAGTGGCTTGGCTTGCGCACAGATTTATTAAAGTGCTATAATCATCAAAGTTCAGTTAACGGAAATTTAATGACGCCTACCACAACTACAGTTATTGCCGCTGCCGATTACAATACTTACTTGACTATGGCAAATACCATTGCAGTAAATCCTAAGCTATTTGATTCCGGTTATTCAACTCAATCCGCGTGGTCAGTTAACAATTCCACAAGCATAACTTGGGGAGCATCGGGACGTGCTGTTTTAAGACATCGAGTTTTTCTTAATTGGACCGGCCGTTACAATATGGAATACTTTTTTAACTCTGGTGGCCAAATCAAATTTAGTTCAAATATGCCAGGTAGTTACGGTGCCACAACAAAGAATTTTTCTTGGCAAAGTGCTTGTAGCAAAATGAGCACAGTAGTAATGAATCATAACAGTACATTTAATGAAAGTCCATCAGATGCACCGGGAACTGGATCTGCCATAGGTATGCGCCAGCTAACTACTACATTTCAAAAAATCTATCAAAAAGACGCATCTACTTATTCTCCAAATAGAATAACAATATGGGCTAATTTGTCCAATGTTGGGGGAGCCTTTTCAATTACATTCGATATCCAGTTTGAAGACTTAAATGCCCCCGGCGGCTTCGGAGTTGACGAGGATGTTAGTGGAATTATTACCAGCACCACCCAGATCAAGTATGCTAGCGGAGCCGGCCAAGTGGCAATGACTGGTGCTCAGATACCAGGTGGTAGTTTGTTGTCCAGCATGAATGTAAACGCAAGTTCACTTTATTAACTTCTAAATTCTTGACAAGATAATTACTGTAGTGTATAATAGTACATTACGGAGTTATCTATGGATGAAAGAATTGAAAAAGCCTTTGCAGTTGCCAATTACATGGCAACTTTATCAAATCAAAGGCGAATAATATTAGAAGAATATAATCAAAAACTAGTACACTATATCAATGGTGCTACCTTTCAAATCACTCCTGAGCTAATTAATCTCGCTAAATCTATAATAGATTTGGGACAAACCACTGATGTGGCATTTGTTGATGCTAATAATTACCCTGTTATTATTTCTAATGTACAGGAATTTTTTGATTCTATTATAGCAGTTTATTTTGAAGCAACGAACGAATATGCGGCCAAATACGCCAACCTAAAAAGCAAAAGAAAGATTGCTGATATAGTTGAACTATGACACGTGGCGCTGTAATTTTTGCACAAAACAATGCCAGTTTAGATTATACAAAAATGGCAGTATTTGCTGCCACTCGAATAAAAAAATATCTAGATATTCCAGTATCTATTATTACAGATAGTGAAAACTGGTTACAAGAATCATATCCCGATCACGGATTTGATAAGGTAATAAGTATTGAGTTTTCAGGAACACAATTTAAGAATTTTAATGACGGTGCATTATTTAATAAAACAGTTGAGTGGAAGAACTTTACAAGAGATAAAATTTATAACCTTACGCCGTATGATACAACACTTGTAATTGATAGCGATTATATTATTAACTCCAGTGTTTTAAAACCAGCATTTGATAACAATTACGATTTTCAAATTTATCGTAACAGCATGGATTTATCAGGTTGGCGCTCAACACTAGAATTTGAACGTGTTAGTCAGTGGAGTATACCTTTTTATTGGGCCACTGCATTTATTTTTCAAAAGAACAGTATTACAGAAGCATTTTTTGACCTAGTTGCATATATCAAATCTAATTGGACTTATTTTAGAAATCTTTACGGCATCAGTGCTAACACTTATCGAAATGACTATGCATTTAGTATTGCCATACACATCATGAACGGTAAAACTAACGGAGGTTTTGCAATAGATCTTCCTGGAAAAATGACGTTCATAACTGACAAGGATTTGTTAATAGATATCACAAATGACAAAATGAAATTTTTAATTGAAAAACAAGATTATCTCGGAGAGTATACTCTAGTAAAAACACAAGCACTCGATGTGCATGTAATGAATAAATCCAGTTTATGCAGATTTATTGACGGAGGGCTGGGTGTCTAAAGGATTTTTAATCTTTGCACAAAATACAGATACTGTGGATTATATATCACAGGCTTATGCACTAGCTCTGAGTATAAAATATAGTCAAAAATCTGTAACAGACATTTCTCTTGTTACTACTAATGATATTCCTGAAAAGTACAAAGGTGTATTTGATAAAATAATACCAACACCTTGGTCAGAAAACACATCTGAAAGTCGTTATGCAACTGAGCATAGATGGAAACTATATCATGTTACACCGTATGATGAAACTATAGTTCTTGATTCGGATATGCTATTATTAGAAGATATTACCACATGGTGGGAATATTGCTCTAACTACGATTTAAAATTTTGTTCTCGAATAAAAAATTATAAATTAGAAACTGTACAAGATACATTTCATAGAAAAACATTTATTGCTAATAAACTTAGCGAGCCTTATATAGCGTTACATTATTTTAAAAAATCACAACTTGCACACGAGTTTTATAAAACACTTGAATTTGTTTGTAACAACTGGGAATGGTGTTGGGATAAATTTGCACCAAAAGAATACCAAAATATATGTAGTTTAGATCTAGCTACCGCAGTATCTATAGAACTATTAATGTGCCATGATCAAGTTTTTGATAATCACAGTCCGTTAGAGTTTATTCATATGAAACCTCATTTACAATTATGGGATCATCCGTGCAATAGTTGGCAAGACACTGTTACCGCTGTTTTGAACACAAAGGGTGATTTAGTTGTAGGCAATATAAAACAAAGTAAGCTATTTCATTATATAGAAAAAAACTTTGTTACTCCAGAGTTAATTTCACGTTTAGAGGAGTTGGCAAGTGGCTCGAATTAAAAAAACATTTATCGATCCAGGAGATATAGTACACGAGTATTATGCGTACTTTGATCCAATAACAGAATCTTTACTTTCAGTTACCAATGAACCAAATTCTACATTCACGCACTACGCTAAAATTACTAAAGACGATCACGCAGATCTAGTAAGTGGAAAGACTCTATTTAGAGATTGTTTAATTGATCGTTCAATTAAGTTAGATGGAAACATAGAATATAAATTAATAACTAAACAGGTATACAGCGAATTTAGTTTTAAAAATAAATCTCTAGAATGGGTAAAAAATGCAGTTAGTGATACCACTGAGTTTATTATTGAATGGGATAACACTCAAAAACAGTGGACATTTTATGTTACAGATTTGGGAAGAAAATCGCTTGATGGTGCAAAGTACGACAGCACCTTGGTATTCTTTTTTATGTTAGAGACTGATTTTGATTTTTTAATTAGAACAGTTTATATCAAATTGCACGACATATTAAAAGCTGGTAAACTTGTATACAGCTTTGAAAGTAAATTTGAATCCCAGATTGATATTATTTCAATATCAACAAAAAGATTCTTTGACTATTACGGATTAAAAATAAATGATTAAAATTATAGAACAGGATATTATATTTTTAAGTTATGATGAACCTAATGCAGAAAAAAATTATGCAGATTTGTGTAACAAGGTGCCTTGGGCCAAACGGGTGCATGGAGTTAAAGGCAGCGATGCCGCGCACAAAGCCTGCGCCGCCTTAAGTGAAACAGAATATTTTGTTACAGTAGATGCTGATAATATTGTAGATCCTAAATTTCTTGAAATTGAAATAGATATAAAAAAGTTAGGTCTTACTCCAGAGCATGTGTTTAGTTGGTGCGGAAAAGTTCATGTAAATGGACTTATGTACGGTAACGGCGGATTAAAATTGTGGACTCGTAAATTTGTAAACGAGATGAAAACACATGAAAACAGTGATCCAACAGATGCAAAGGGATTGGTAGAATTTTGTTTTGATGACAAATATTATCAGTTTAACGAAAACTATAGTGAGAGCTTTACCAACGCAACTCCTTTTCAAGCATGGAGAGCAGGGTTTCGCGAAGGTGTAAAGATGTCATTGGATCAGGGTGCAAAAGTAACAGACTTATCTACCATATGGTGGCAAAACTATCATAGACTATTGGTATGGTCTAGTGTAGGTGCTGATGTAGAAAACGGAATCTACAGTATACTAGGTGCAAGAGAAGGCGCTGCCTTAACTAATTGTACTGAATGGGATTATGCTAATGTGCGTGACTTTGAATGGTTAACTACTTACTGGACTGAGCATTATGAAAATGCTACAGAAGAAGAAAAAACAAATCAAATCAATTTTTACGGTAAGGAACTTAGAGATAAATGCAAATTAGAAATTGCCAATTTAGATCCAGCGGGCAGTAAATTCTTTAAAACAGTATACAGCAACAGTCCTAGAATTATTAGAAAACGATAATGTACGATATATTTTATATCTCTTCCAATCTTAATAATAAACATTTTTCTATCTTAAAAGAACGTTTTCCACTGGCTAAAAGTGTTACTAGTTTTTCAGAGGCCAAGCGCAGATCTTTTACTAAATTCTTCTGGGTTATATTTTCAGATGTAGTACCTGCAATAAATTTTAATTTTGATTACAAAGTATCAGAATGGGAATCGGACTATGTACATGTATTTCCAAATGGTGATAACTGGAGCAAAACAAGTGTTTTTATTTTCCCCAAGCATTTAGAAATAAGCAGTGCTGAATTAGATGCTAGATTGTTTATTCACAAAAAAGAACATGATCAAATAGCCAGTTATACAGTGCCCTATGATGTAGTGTTTATTTCTTATCATGAGACATTTGCAAACAAGAATTTCCTAGAATTAACCAAGTTAGCTGTTTACAATTTAGTCTATCGAGTAGACGGTGTAAAGGGCATACATAATGCACATAGACAAGCCGCAGAAATAGTTTCTTCGGACATGTTTTGGGTTGTAGATGCTGACGCTAAAGTAGTGCCAGCTTTTGATTTTAACATGTTATTAACCAATGAAGAACTTGATATAGTACATGTCTGGAAAAGTAAAAATCCTATCAATAATTTAGAATACGGCTATGGCGGCGTAAAATTATTGCCTCGCCAACTAACACTAGATATGGATTTATCAAGTACAGATATGACTACTAGTATAAGCAGTAAATTTAAATCAATGCCACATGTTTCAAATATCACTGCATTTAATACAGATCCACTGAGCACTTGGAGAAGTGCTTTTAGAGAGTGCGTAAAACTAAGCAGTAGAATTATTGTAGGACAAAACGATGTTGAAACTGAAAACCGTTTATCTGTATGGCTCAATGAAAGCACAGGAGCAGAATATAGCGAATATGCCAAGAGCGGTGCGAGTGCGGGAAAATGGTTTGGGACTGCTTATAAAGACAATCCTGAGATGTTATCTAAGATAAATGACTATGATTGGTTAGCAGGCGAGTTTGAACAGCATATTAAAACATTTCCGCCGGAAATTTTTAAGTAACCAACTCTTTAGCCATTGGAAAGATGTTGGCAATTACTTTAGCACAAGCAACTGCAACTTCTTGATGCTCTTTCTGTGTACCGTTAGCACTACGTAATTCAATAAAATGAATCCACGAACGCAAGGTGCCATTCATATATAAACGACTTTCAGTAAGCCCTTCCGGTAGAACAGCTCGGGCTTGTTCTTTAGCTATGCCGTTAGCAATAGCCCATTCGTATTCACGTTTAGCGGCATAGATGACTCGTTGTTGAGCTCTGTACCATTCGTTTTGTAACAGTTGATCATCGACTTCAATACTGTTTTGTCTGTTCTTTGTATCTTGCAATCGTGCTTCTCTACATACAAACGACAGGTCTCGAGTAGGGTCAGCATATCGCTGACTGAACTCTTGGAAGCTGAAACTTCGGTGTCGCAAGATTTGTCGGGCAATGTCTCGAGTGGTTGTGATTTCGATGCAGGCTGAGACCATTTCAAGTGGGCTCCAGTGTTGGTGCTTGACCAAGTATCTGATGAGTTTTTCGGATGTGTCTGTGTTGAGTTGATTGGAGGGATTGCTGACACGGGCGCAATACGCAATGAGTTCCTGCGCATCTGCAATGCCAAGATTTGCAAATTCCGCTGTGGGCTGGCTGTAACTAAGTAGTTGAACATGCATTATTTATAACTTCTTTTTCTTAAGGAATTTTTGAGTACTTTTTTCTATATCTTTTCGAACAAGTTTAGTATCAAGTTTAAAGTCTACATTATCAATATTGTCTTCATAACTTTTAAATAGTTCGCTAAGATTCTTTTCAAAGGCAGGCCAACCATCACGTTTTACTGTTGCGGTAATGCGTATTTCCCAAGTTTTGCCGTCTTTAAATGTGACCAACACTGTATGAAGATACCGTAATGGTAACACATTTAAATGTACTTCTCCAAATACTTCTGGCCAATGTTCTATGACATCCTTGGGAAGAATTCTTCCCGGTTTGGTCATTACATTTTCTTTTTGGTTGGAGCCAATTCCTCTGCTTTACGACGCATTTCTGCGGCTTGCTTAGAAAGTTTATCTGCATGACTTCGATAAAATTTAGCTTCGCTTTCTGCACTATCAAACGATGTTGGAGTAGTTGAACTTTCTTCTTCGTTAACTGAAGCAGATGTTGTTTTTAATCCTTCACCTTGCTGAACTTGAATTTTTTCTTCAGGTTTAGCATTGGGACTAGTCAGTGCTAGATCGTCCACAGCCACACCTCGCTGTTCAGCAATGATCTGATTGAGTTCGCTGAGCATGATTGAAACGCTGGTGGTTGGAGTCATTTCAACATCTTTAGTTGCAAGTTTAACTAATCGACCTGTTGAATGCAATGCAGGCAACATTCTACTTCCGTCTGGAAATTGAGTACGATCCAATGCTTCAGCAAATTCATAGGCACTTTGTCCAGCATTACTTTCCACTAGATTGATAATAGCATCGTGATAGATATCAGGCAAATTTTCTGTAGGAACAATCAAGCAACTGGCAGATTCGCCAGGCAGTGTTCTGTATGCTACTAAGCATTTTTTGTTGGTAGATTTAACCCTACCAACGTGTTTAAGTTCTTGGGCCATATTAAGCTCCTGTTGTTGGTGCCGCTGTCTGTTGAGCTGATTGTTGTTGGGCAACAGACTCTAAAAATGTTGTTAACTTTGTGTAAGTTTGTCCCACTGCTACCATTTCGTTGGGCTTGAATGCACCACGCGAACTGGCAATATCAATGATAACTTTCATTGCATTCAGATCGTTAACAGTTAATTCTGGGTTTTGTGCGGCTTCTGCTTCTGGCGCGGTTGCCGTAGTTTGTACTGGATCAGTCATCGTATCTCCTTTGTTAAGTACGTATTATAGTTATCGTATATGCAAATGTGGGCAAGCAATCGTGAAAAAACTTAATTCTTTTTCACTCTCAAAACCAATACGTGTAACATACACTATTGTATTGGTATTGTCTAATGCTATACCTTGCCCAACATAATACCTATTATTTAAATTCTTCTTGATCCATGAGTCCACAGATCTGACTAAGGTTGGGTTGTACTTTTCTATAGAAGTATACTTGAAGTGCGGACAAGCAAACTCAACCCTGCGTAAATTAAAATAATTTAAAGGATTGGGTTTGCCGTTTTTTAAACTCATGCAGTTTCCTTGACGCCTTCGTAATACGCATATTCGCCCCAGGGCGGAACAATAGTGTTATTACCGTGGATGATGAACACTGTGTCGCAATAATTTTCATCACCCCAACTACCCCAGGGATAACCGTCTGTAAACATAATAAACTTTTTAGGACTAATGTTATGTTCTTTCATGTATTCCCAGTTGGCGTCAAATTCAGTTCCGCCGCCACCCATTACTTCGTATTCATCAAACTCGTCCATGCAGTAACCGTCATAGTCTTGCTCGTTGTACACTCGGGTATCAAAGCACCAAACTTTAACTTTAAAATCTTTGTACTCTTGCATAATGCCTTTGATTTCTGTTAAGAAATCTTTTGCTTGCTCGTCACCAATTGAACCAGACATGTCAATACCTACACAAATGTCAATTGTTTCGTCGTAATTGGTACCCGGCAAAATTGCACTCATGTGCCAGCCTTTGCGATTTGGGCGCATAAACGAATAGTCGTTTTTAATTGTACTTTGAATTTGCTGACGAATGATCTCACGCCAGTTCATCTTTGGCTCAGTAAAATCTTTGATCATGCGTTGGATACTTGCAGGAGTATTACCTGCACCTGCCGCATGAGACGCTGATATTGTAGCTTCACGAATCTCATCGCGAATTTGTTTGAGTTCTTCTTTGCTGTATTTAGGCTGGCCG